GGGTGGACTCCGTTTCTGGATGATGAAGAAGCAATTTATGAAGACCAGCTTCAGTATAAGACTGTAGCGGAAATTTATGGAAAGCAGAAAGCTGCGAATGCTACTTTCAGACGCTTGGCTTCTCAGTTTATTGAGGTCAAGCAATCGTCTGGTATACTTGATCCTAAAACTATACAATGTTATGTCAGTAAATTGCGCATGCTGACAATATGGTCTGAAGCTAAATACGGACAAATTGATATTACAGCTTTTGACAATGCCCGGATATTGCAATTCTTCAATTACCTGGTAAAAGAAAAAGGTTTGGCCAACGGGACTATATCCGATTACAGACAGATCATCAGCCAGATGTTTGAATGGGTAAAAGGTACTGGCCGCATACTTGAGAATCCGGTTTATAATATTCCTCATGGCGCTGATAAAGATATGGCACCGCGGCCGATCGCTACCTGGGATATTGAAACTTTCCGGGATACGATTTCCGTGAAAGACCCGCAATTGTGGATGGCTATTGAATTTCAGACTTATTGTTTTCTCCGGCCAGGGAAAGAATTACGCTTATTAAAAATCCGGGATATCGATTTTGCCAGGGGACTGATTAATGTTGATCGGTTCAGGGCGAAAACGAACCGGGAACGATATGCGACTATTCCCCGACATTTTTTGTTGAAATTAAGGAATGAGTATCAATTACAAAAATATATTCCGGACCATTACGTCTTTGGAAAGGAATACAAGCCCGGACCGGAATGTTTAGGAAAGAATAATCTGAAAAACCGTTTTAACGGTTTTCGGAAAATATTGAATATGCCGGATAGTTATAAACTTTACAGCTGGAAGCACACCGGTAACTCACTGGCAGCAGATAGTGATATCAACATGCTGGCTCTCCGTGATCAGAACGGACATACGTCAGTTCAAACTACGGAGATTTATTTGAAACATAAATTAGGCGTGGTGAATAAAGAAATCCAGGACAAGTTTCCGTGTCTTGATATATTGTAATTGTATTATTTTCTGTGCTTTTTCCTATGTGTTCTATTTCTTTAGGTCTCTGTATATATGAGTTTAAAGATTATTTATTATTAGATTATTTTAGAAAAAGAGGACCTGTAACAGTCCCCTCAAAAACCAATTGCCGACTCCTTAATCTGGAGATTGGTTTTTATTTGTGTCTTTCATGATATCTTATTTTAGCATATAAAAAAACGCGGCCGAGTCAATTTACCTATCTGACAGAACCGCGAAGCCTGAAACAAGAATAAACTGAACCCGACCACGTAGGATATACGTGATGTTCCAGTTTATTTTTTCTTGTTTCATCTTTAAAATTCGCGGTTTCTCAGATAGAAAAATAAACATTCACAAAAAGTATCAAACAAAAGATGCGCTCTCGCATCGCTACAAATATAAACTTTTTTTATAACATAAAGAAGTCCGGCCTAGCAAAGGTCTAATCATCTAATTCGATATACTCTGTGTAAACTATCCGGCTGTAGGGGTTCTTACTGATAACTTCCTGCCGGATCGCTTTTGTGCCCCAACGGATAAACCAAAAACGACGGGGAACGCGACGGATCACCTGGACGATCGTGTCCCGACTCTGAATGAGTCCGGAGAATTGCTTTCCGGTAATACTGCCGGAAAAAGTAAGGTAAGGATCCTGATAGTTGATGCAGCTCAACGTATCAGTTTTACCAGGCAAAACGACAATGCTATCCCGGATTTCTGTTTGTACCAGGTATTTAGTTTCGGTAGCAGACTGGCTTACAGACTGGAGATGCTTTACCTTTAAATTAAGTTCCTCTACGGTTTTCTCCAGCTCGCCAGCGTATTTCCGGAACTCCCGGTTCGTTAACACCAGACGTTCCACACTGGCAACATTCAGGCTATCCTTTGTACGGTAAAATTCGATATCGGCAAGTAATGTACGCTGATTATCCGATAACCGGTTCCGGTCCGTCCGGATATCCTGGCAGCTCTTTACAGAAACCGCCAGGAAAGCGGCAAGAATAAGAATCGTAAACAGCAAATACTTTTTCATGACTGTATGATTTCAATGGTTATTTTCCCCCCTTTTTCCTGTACCCTCCCGAGTATTCCGGTAAGCTGTACTTCATACCGGGTCGAGTTGATGACCTTACCCCGCTCCCGGTTTTCACCTACCAGAATACAGCCGGCAGTATCCTCCGGCGTATTCCCCCGATGAATCAGGATTCCTTCAAACCCGGGCACATTCAGCAAACGAGGTAGTTTACGGCAGAATTTAGGGGATATATTCACAATCACCTCATATCTCCCTGCAGGGATGGCAGTCCGTCCCGGAATCTTCTTTTCATTCGTCAGATTCCGGACCCGGTCTTCCAGGGTGTCACAAAAATATTTTCCGTCTATGTACAGTTTTCCGATTGTGTAATCTGGTTTCAGATATAACCGTTCGAGTTTCAGTTTCATTTCTTTTCTCCTTTCTCTTTTAAAAAATTTGTCAGGCCGGATATCTTCTTCACCCATTCCGAACTGATCATAAAATGCATATATTCCAGGAAGATGACCCCAGGGAAAATCTTAATCAGATTCTCTGTAATCGATACTGCTTCAATCCAAAGGGCAACATATACTTCCAGCTTCATGATATTAATGAAGAACGGCAGTTTGTTGAGACACAGCCCGGAGATAACCGTGAAAACAAATGTCCCGAAATAACAGAATGTCTTGACAAAACTCCATCGTAACCGATAGGATTCGATTTTATTACCGGTCAGAAAACTGGCCATGCACCCGGAAATAAAATCGGCTATGAACAGGATAAGAAACAGGATTACAACTCCGATTATATCACTCATATAGGCAGTCACTGCACCTGCAGAAAATAATAACCATTTATGTATATACTGTTCCATATTTTTTGATATTTGTGATAATACTTTTTTATTTCCAGGCATTTATTTATTATATTTCTTTGTATTCCATAGAAATTATAGTAAACTTGTAGAAGATTGGCTTGGGTTGTTATGCTTGGGAAATTTAGTATTGAGGTCGCGTGGGCGACCTCTTTTTATTTGTTTTTAATGGCAGAGATAATAGCATTTTTAATAAAGACATGCCAGGTTGAATCCATGATTGAGTCTTTGAATAATTCAGTCTCATTTTCATTCATATCCACCGGTTCCCCGTCGAATATCTTTTTTGCAATTTCATGCATTTCGATTGTGTTTGTGCACACATACACAGCATTTCCGATAAGTTGATGAATGCCTTTATTTTGGTTCTCTTCCAGCAATTGAATATAATTATTACCTAACATATCAACTGCAACTACGTCTTTTGGGTCAAAACTATATTTCATCTTTGGTCATTATAATGAAGTGATTGTTGAGGTGATTTTTTCATGAAATTCGGATATCAGCGGCATCACCAGGGTCAGGAATCCCGTATCAATAAAAGCTCCGTTAATATCCTCGAAATCCTGCTCTTTTGTATTATAATGAATTGTTACGTTCATGTACCTTTGATTTACATTCTTCTGTACATACCCTTGTAGTGTTGCCGAAATAATTTCGGGTTCTGTTCCTTTTGCAAATTCTGCTCCCAAAGAAACATTGATACCTTGTACCGTTTCTTCAGCTCTGGCTGTAATAAAATAATTGATTTCCATGTTTTATTATAATTTATCTGTAATATAACCGTCCGGTTGATCTGTCTATGCATAGGTAATAATTTGAAGAAGGGGCTTGGGTGACATTTTTAAAATATACAGCACCATTGATAGTTACAGTTCCTTTTGCATTTATTACCTCGGTCCTTTTACATAATTCAAGAATGTTACCATTACATTCCATATATGCACAAGATTCATTACTAGCCAAAGATGGAGTAAATAAATAGAGTAACGGTTGATATGATGTACCCGATAAAGATTTATGATTTACACCTACCACAACTTTAGAGGTTCCATTTTTGAATAAAATCATATCATCTGAAAGTTTAAATCTATTATTTTCAATATAATCAGTATATATATTAAAACCTCCAATTTTACCTGATCCAGCTGTTATTTTCCCAGTAATTTCAGCATTAACGGCAATAATTTTACCTTCTGTTGTAATCTGAACATTCCCGTTTGCGGTAACAAGGCCTTCTAATTTTATCTTATTAGCCTTGACGGCAAAGGTTGTTGCATCCTGATTAATATAGGAAATCAGCTCATTCCCATTCTCCAGCTTCTTACTTGCGTAAAGGGTATTTCCCTGCGAAGTAGTAATAAATCCGGCCTTTTCTACAATTTGTAATCTGGTATTAAGACTGCTTACTGTGCCGGATATTGAGTTATAGGAAGTTTGCAGGTTTCCTATAGATTGGTTCAGGACCTGATTATTCTTATCATAATCTGTCTTCGCCACCTTCTGTTCGATCAGGCCTTTGACTACTTTTATTTCTGAAGAGACTTCAG